TTTATTAATCTTAATTCGGTCATCGATTCTTGGGTGAAATCCTTCACTTCCTCGGCATTAGAATATAATGGCGTGGTAAGTGTAAGGGTCAAGAGAGATATCGCAGTTCTGTTTCATCATGTACACGACTCAACGAGAGAATGGTATAATCCAGGTCATTCTGCCTGCGGACAATACTGGTACCCACCTTTGGGACCATTTGTTGTCGGCGGAGAGAGTACTTGGAATCTTACCCTTCAAACGATTGAGGAGGATACTTATGAACGTGAACTGTTTCTACCCACCGACGCGAGATTCGTTTGGGATCCGAACATGAACCTGAAAAGGTACATGGACGCCCTAGCGATGATAATCTCTCGTTTCCTCAGACTCTAACGAGGTCTTCCCAATATGGCATTAGCCACATTGCAGCTGTATTCACAGCAACCTAATGGCGTTACGTATGCACTTCCGGATGATCCGGATTGTACCGTACGCTTCAAAACCAGCTCCAGCCCGAAAACTCTGGACGGTAAGCGTGTCGTCAACTACGTCACCGAAATCATGATGAATGATCTTCATTCCGTCACGATTGGTGGTGAGGATGTCAACGACGCGCTTTCAGTCCGTATCAGAGTTTCTGGTTCCGCTGAAAGCATGGATCGTCTCGAAGAGATGGTCGGTAATCTCAGTTCCAAGCTTTCCACTTGGATGTCTGAGAATGTGTTGCTGGGGTTCCAACCCACGACTGCGCCAGTAAGCGGGACAGCCTAATATCTATTAGGCTTCTCCCTTCCTATTGACACAGGAGTGAGAAATTGGAACTTTTGCAAAGCACCATCCGTGCCTACCAAAGGCTGCTCTCTAAGTGGGTTTTTCCAAAACCTACTTCTTTTCCTGAGGAATTTGCTATTAAGCGGTTCCAAAAGAAATTCGAGCGGCCCCAGCGAGGAAAAGAGGATCAACTCAAGCTTAAAGCTTGGGAAGATTTCATTTCCTTTGACACTAACCTGCCATCACGTATCCTCCGCCCTTCAGGCGAGTGGTATAAAGCCCGATACCTCATTCACATGTGGTGTCGAGGTGACTTTCGACGAAGTGCCATTGACTTTCCGCAAGGATCGTCGTTCTTGCCAACACGAGGACTCAATAGTATTGAATCTCGTTTGTCAAGAGGCACATGGAGTTGTACGCCTGAAAACTTTGATGAGTTTTCAAGATTGGTGTACGGCCATAAAGCTCTTAAACGAGCAACTCGTCGAAGATATACCAAATGGTACCAAAAGCAGCAGTTCTCGGAAAGCCGCAG